CACAGACGACGGGGATAATAGCGAATTTACCATTTTTGTATTTGACATTAATGCATACAATGCATCAAATGGCATGCAGAATGAGTCGGAAGATGACCGACTAAGCAGACAAATAGCAAGTTGGAAAGCAATGGAGCTTCGCATACCGCAAGAAAGAGACATGAGAGCAGCAGGCATTGCAGTGCCAACAGATTCAGTCGGACCCAGAATAGTGCCATTCCGGTTGTCAGAAGAAAGTCGTGTCAGGTGTAACTGTAGATGTAGAATGCGCAGACGGTTCCTGGTACAACAGAATTACGCGGATCTGGACAGTCAAGCAACAGGCGTTGATAAGATTCCCAGTTGCTATGACTTGGCATTTAATGTACCAAAAAACGATCCCATGTTTGGGTTGGGACGTTACACATATAGTGTTCTTTCAGAATGCAAGAACTGGCAATGTTTGTTAATTAACCCTAGCAGAAAGCGGTACATCCAGCATGGATTGGACATATTGAATGTCGAATCAGGAACTCAGAATCTCAATGTCTTCATTCTGAATGGAGACCATATAGAGAAGGTTGAAAGCACAGTATTGAGTGTGCAAGCTGATGGTTTGTTGAAGATTTCCATTATCCTGACTGACCGTGAAGTGTCTACTGAGTTGAAAATGGATAAGTTAAGCGCATTTTACTACGCGCTTGACTTCGGGAAAAAAGTGTTCTCGTCTTCCCTATTTGATTCTAGTTTGTTTGAAAACAGTGTTGCTGATGAGACTCAAACAACCACACTCGGCAATGAAAGGAAAACCACAGAAATTCAAGAAAGTTTTAGCAGATTGGAAGTTAACGAATTTCAGTGTTTCATTGAACATTCAGAGACTGAGTCTTCGAACGTTGAAGATTTTTTTTCGATTAGGGACTCGACTCGACCGTTGAGAACCTGCTTGTGCCCAATGAGGGAAAAGTTCATTGAAGTCACATGCATTGGTGTAAGCTCTCGAGTTGCAAAGAAAAGATTAAAAGCATGCTGTTTTGATATAGCTTTCAACATAGATCCAGGTGATTCAATGTACGGATTTGGCCGTGAGAAGTCAGATGTGATCAATAAGTGTGCAGAGCGAAAATGCGTACTAATTAATCCAGCTGAGATGACTTTCACACAATTCAAGATAAACATTCTAGAACCTGATTATGAGAACCTTGAATTCGAAGTTTTCATATTGACAGAAGATCATATTCAAAAAGTAGAGTACAGAGTGATGAGGGTGAGTTCTAAAGGCTACTTGCTTATATCATTGAAATTGATGGATGGAGTTGACATGATTCTTCTTAGAGAGCAGAATATTGTCATGTTTGAATCTAAGCTAAGTTTAGAACAAAAGGTATACGCATCAACAGCACTTTCAAGTGTCACACGTGGGTTTGAAAAACTATATGATCACACTGACAATGCAGGAATGATACTGCCAGAGTTGATTCATTTAAGTATGTCAGTAGAAAACCCAGAGGTCGAAATTCAATACGAAAAGACTGCTGATGGGATGAATGAGTTTAGATTCCGCATCATGGAAGGAAGTGAACTCATAATTGACAAATTCAGATCAAGTGATATGAATATATCAGTACAAGGTTACGATGTGGTTGTGAAGTGCACAGATCAAGATGTACAGAAGTTGCCGCATGAGTTGTTCTGTATTTATTTATTTGGTGACAGTGATAGAGATATGAAGCTATTAGGTGACATTAAAGGAGAGAGATACAATAGCAGCACTCCAGACTGGGTCTCTAAAAGCACGATCGACGAGAAGAACGGCCTGATTGTTGAAATTAAAACTACAAATTGCAACTATGAAGAGCACGATGCGCGTGGGTTCCACACAGAAGATCTTTTGCACAAATTAGACATTGATTCCGAAAAATATGTTGAAGGGGTAATAATCAGATTGCAGAATCATCTGATGGATAAGGTTAAGTATTCGAAGGTATTAGTGTTTCCAAATTGCGTGTTCAGTAGTCTGCAAAGTGGCACTAACTTGAACTTGGACAGAATATTGAAGGTAGCTCACGACTATTACAAAATTGGCTGGATGATGAAACGCATGTACTTAGATGCTGGCGGGATTTTTAGTGACATAGCTGACAAATCAGCACTAGACGCAATGCTTGCTAGCTTGAAGTCAGTGAAAATACCTGACAAAGCAGTTGCACCACTCATATCAGACGAGTTTCTTGAATCCTGGAAAGTCGATTTATCTTCAGAAGAAAGACTCAGAGTTATGAATATGTTAGTGGCTAACGGAAGAACCAGGTTCGAACGCTTGGTCAAAGATGGCTCAAACATGGCTAACAGGAAAACGGAGTGGCAAAAGTATAAAGAGAGGAACGAGTCATTGGACACAAGGTGCGATGAGAAACCAGTATCGCAATTGCCTCTACTAGTATTGAACAATTCAAATGTGTTGGACTTGGATCGTGAATTTGACATGGGTCTATCATATTCACGCATATGGAAAGCAGCAATTCGAGAATACAAGCTCAATCCTGATTCATACAACTATACTTCAACAAAGGTGAGAGCAATGGACGCCATCAACAACAAAAATTTTTCTGGTATGAATAAATTTGACAGAAACAAAGTTAAATTAGATATCAGTGAATACGACTTGAGAGTGCTAGCACAAGTTGGCGTTAATGGGAAAAAATATGGTGAAGACAACAATAAGAATAATAAGCCCTTTTCCGTTAATACAGACACTGATGACATTGCTGAGTTCTGTGCTTCTGAATGCTTGTTTGAGCAATCAGGGCAAGTCGCAAGAGGCCTAGACTCAATATATAGCCTAGTGCTAAAGGCCATCGAAATGTCTGGAAGTCAAAAACATGATTTCAACAACTTGAAAACGTTCCTATCATCTAAGTTAGGAATGGCTCTACTACTGATTGACGAGATAGTTCAAGAGGTCAATATATCTAGAAATCAGAATGTGAACGATCCAAAAGAGTTCAGATTAAAAAAACTTCAACACTTCCCAGGCATGCTCTTGATCAAGCCAACTAAAGCTTCAAACCATATATTTTTTAGTTTGTTGTATGAGGTAAGATCACTAGACTATAAGTGCAGAAATACATGCTTCAAACAGCCACTAAACTTGGGAGATTATGAGTGCACTGAATTCATATCATTGGATCAGCATCGCATTACAAACTTATTATTCTTGCCATTCAAAATGTATGCTCACTTCACAATGTGGACTCAAGACCTCATACCTGGTTTTGGTGGACTAATGGAAGAATCAGTTAAAGGCAAATATGAAGATGTGAATGTGCACATCTTAACTTACCTAATTGCTAAGCTCGAAGATAAAGAGGCTGTGTCAGCAGACATGCTTCAGGTTAGATACTCATACATGGACTCATTAAAAGGAATTTTGATTAACCCACACAAGATATTCACGAAGATGGACAAATTCCCAAGAAGCAGACTGCAAATTTATTTTTATACTAGGCTCGCTAAGACAATGGATCTACATATTACTGCGCCACCAGTATTCGAGATACTAGGAGCAGAAAATGACACTGTAGACTCTATTAAAGGATGTTACTCGTGGATTTCCATGAAAGAGATGTTAAAGATGAGAGTGGTGTTAGACACATGCTACTTCGGTGTGTTTCACAACAAAGATGAAGGAGAAGAACTACATGGATATTTTAAGATATTCAGCAAAGTGATAAAAGAAGAGCTGAAGATGAAAGAAGCTAGACCAGAGAACATGAGCATTGGTAGTCTCCCATTAAACGAGCTAAAGGACCATGAATTTAACTGTGATTTTGCGAAGCTAATGGGAGAGACCTTAAGAAAGAACTTGCAAAAGAAGGTTGGTAACCTCGAAAATTGGTTCGCGGATACTGTTATGTCTGAATGTGCTCTTCAAAATTTATTGGAACTCTCAACGTTTAAAGCATCAGCTTCAAAGATTAGCGACGCGTCATTTAGCGAAAGAATTGCAGAAAAATTAGCTGGCAGGAGAACAGTTGATAGCTCTAAATGTTTGAAGAACTGCATGGATTTAATAAAGGAAAATAATTGGATAGGAGTGAACTTCTTGGTGTTCATAGGTGAATTGATCAAGTTGAAAGAAACCAAGAGCACTGGATTGAGAGCCTATCTATTTAAGAAATTGCAATTAGGTGGTGTGCGAGAAATTTTTGTGTTAGATTTTATATCCAGGCTAATTGTTTACTTCTGCGAGTATATATGCAGAACCATGTGTGGTCAAATTGATGGTGAGATGCAAACACATTCACATGACAAACTTGCAAGAGTCAACGCACATTTCAAAGATGTTAGATCACTCAGGAAAAGGACAAAAAAAGAATCAACAAGCATTTACAACTCAGATGATAACACAACCTGGTGTCAGAGGTTTGTCATGCCATTATTTGGATGCGTCCTCTCAAAGGCAGTGCCTGAACCATTCTGCACAACCATCATGAAAATCTTTAATATGTGTACGCAAAAAAGACTCCAACTACCGATTGAGTTGTTAGAAAAATTCATTGACAACTCCACCATGAGGTCAATGACTGACCCTGGGCTGAATGTCCTGAAAGCGCAGTTTTTAGGAGTTGACGTTGAGAATCAGAAGCTAATAGACAAAGGTGGAACTATGCTCCATAACGAATCAAATTTCATGCAAGGAATCTTTCATTACACTAGCAGCTTAGTGCACTCGAGTTACATGATGGTTGTAGAAGAGATAGGCCTTCAAGTGATCAAATCACACGATTATGTCGGCACTATCAAATGGATGGTCTCATCTGATGATAGTTGGATGGCAACAACAATAATGCATGATGAAGAGAACAAGGACCATGCTTTAGGTCTTGCATGTATCATAAGTTGCATAAAGACAGAAAATTATCCATTGATGTGTGCATCCAACAGTGAGGAGAAATCAACTTCACCTACTTTGTCACCAATCATGGAGTTCAACTCCATGTGGTTTGCAAATGCTAGTGTTCTATCTATGAGTATTAAATTCGTAGAGTCATGTATCAGAGTCGCAACTGTGTCCAGGATGGACGATAGGCAGAATACGTTCTCAACACTTAGATCACAGCTGTTACAGAACTCAGGGAGCATAGAGCTATGTAACGTGGTTCAGTTGTGCCAATGTTTTTCTCATTATATGACCCTTGGAGCTTACATTGAGCCTTTGTTTAGTACGTATTCAGAAATGATTGTGGAGAAACCGCATCCTTCAGCTGGGTTTTTCTTGTTTGAGCCAGATTTAACTGTTGGAATGCTCGGTATGTCGTACGCTATGTTTGTCGCTTGTAAGAATGATGAAAAATTGCTAAAAATACATTTGAAACTACTGATGGACAAGGACTCAGAAATGGATAATTTAGGGCAAATAAGAACAAAAGTGTACCTACCATTTGGCCAAGCAAAGAAATTTAAGCAATTTATAATAAAAATTGGTTATAATTCAAAACTCATAAAAGAAAGATTTAAAGCTAATCCACTAGCTTTCATAGATCCGCCTAAAACGCTTGCTGATTTAGAAGCCAGGCTAATGGACAAATGCTCTGATCCTAGTGCAGCTGATTCTTTTATGTTCCATACCGATTCTAAGCTTCACGCATCAGCTAGCTACATATTGAGTGCTAAGTGTTTAACAGTGAAAATGAAAACAATCGACACGGTTGACTCAAACAAGATGACATTGTTAAGTTACATTAATGGCATGGAGGCATTTAATGGGCAGGTTAAAAAATCTCACATGATGGTGCTATTTAGCAATCTCAACTTCTTTGAAGAATTCCACGCATCAATTCTTGACCTAAAAGTCAAAATGGACGGAAAGAAAGTGCTAATAATAAAGAAGAAGTCAAAAAGCAAATTGCTGACAATAAGCATTCCGAAGAATGTACAAGAGATGCCTGTCTCTCTGTTGATTGCAATAAAGAAAAAATGGTTTAATGTCGAATGTGTGCCCGATAAAGTGGCGGATAGAGTTTTCGCCCACTACAAAGAAGTGTTCCCTTGGCTTGGCAACTCAGTTGAGGACACTCTGAGTAGAGATGACTGTCCGTTTGACGAGGAAGATGGTGTTCGATTAATAAAGTTTATAAAATCTATGGAACAAAGCTCAAGGACTGTTGCAGTCATAACATCAGCAAGAAATGTTATGGGTAAAGCAGATTCTCTAATTCAAGTTGTCATGTCTTCGCAAGTGCCAGACACAGAAATAGAAATTGGAGGCACAGAAGGTCCTGTGAGTTCAGTTTACAGAAAAGTCACATTCAATTTATTAAAGTATTATCAGTACACATTATCGTCAGCAATGCCATCAGTAGACAAAAAAGCACTCTTAATGCAATTAATACGTATAACACCAACTGTTTCGAAAACTGAGAATGATCTAATGCAGTTTATGCAGAATCATGATGAGACTGAATCTAGAATAGAGCTATTCAAGTTCCTGGCAAGAAATCCTGATTCAGATTTCATTAACTTAGCGTGCGCAGTAAGTAGTAGAGGCTCTGTTGGATGGTTTGACAATAAGCAGATTTACGATGCTAAATCGAAGAAGTGGATTGGAGCAGGTCTATTCTCTGGTTTCGTGTCTGGAGTACCATATCAAGTTTCTTGGACTAAAGCATCTAAAGCTACGTTAATCATAGGATCAGTCACCCAATTCCCAAAAATTAGAAGGGACTTAAAGGGGATATTGAATGCACTATCAATAACTCCAAATAAAGAACACTCTCAGAATTACCTGGATTTATCTACATACAATATATCGAGAATTAAAAGTGAAAATTGCATACCTGTTCTTGAGAAAAAGATAAATCCCACAAATACGATTGCCACGAGCTATAGAATCGAAGTAAATGACAAAATTGAAATATGCTTGGTCGCTGATTCAGTTCACCAGCAAAGGGTTAATGGTAGGTTATCAAATCAGACTAGGACTGTTACACTAATGAAGGTATTACCGAGAGGGGATAGCATCATGAAAAGTCCAATAGATTCAGAAAAACTGTCAGTGGACAGTTTGCAAGGAATTCAACTTTCTACATACTGTTGGCTGAACTCCAAACCTTATAACTCAACGTTGGCTTTAGAGTTAATCAATTCAGCACCGAGTATTGACAAAGACTGGATGCGCAGGTCTCTTAAACTCAGATTAGAACACAGCAACATTCGGCCCATTTCACACTTAGTTCAAACTCCAAGGCTTGACGAAGACGAAGAAAGTGTTCAATCAGATGACATTGATCACATGTTAGAAGATTTTGACCAATTTGAAGCCCTTGATTTCACAGATGATTTACTAGCAAATATAGATTTAAACGAAGCGTTATTTGGTGTTGACAAAAATGACTATGATGGCTTGTACTCTTTGATTGAAGAAGATCAGATGTTGGAAGAGGACTTTGCAGAATCAAGAAACAAGGTAGACACACAGCAACCAGAAAGGAAAAACAAGTTTTGGGATGATTACATTGCGGTTTTGGTAAGAAGCACTGGCAAGATACTAATTACAGAAATAATCTCGAGTTCAAACGCATACGCTGAACTAGACATAGGACTGATGAATCATTATGCTTCAGCGTTGTATATGTTAATGAGATAAGTAATTTCAAGTATCTGAATAGGTCCCGTCGG